CGTTTGTTGCCAACGCCGCAGGCAATGCCGGAGCAACATGGATCGGCGGCTACCTTGGCTCCGGCGGCGGCGGCGGATCTACGGGAACCGGCGGACAAGCCAACAACGGCGGCAACGGCGGACTCTACGGAGGCGGCGGCGGCGGCGGCAGCGCCTGCGACAACGACGCTGGCGGCGAGGGCAAAGGCGGCGACGGAGCGCAAGGCGTCGTCATCATCACAACCTATTTCTAACCATGGCCGAGCAATACGCCATCCTTGATCAAGCCAACGGGCACCTCGTCAACGTCGTCCTCTGGGACGGCGACACCGCGAAGTGGCAACCGCCCGCCGGAACATCCGCCGTCCGCTTGGCCGACATCGACCTCGCCACACTTCCGCCCGCACCCGCACCGGAAGCCGAGCCGATCACCGCCGAAGAACACCTCCGCAGTGTCGGCCTCGCAGGCGACCGCCAGCCCACACTTTTGTATCTGCGCCAAAGCCTCACCGCCGCAGGCAAAACCTGCGCCGAGCTGGACGCCGTCGAAGCCTACTTGCAGCAAGTCCTCACCATGTTCGCCGCCAATCCGGCGCCGCAAGCATCGTGGCCGAATCCCAGCGTCACCTTTGAAGCCGCCGTGCAGTCGGCCATGAACGCACTCAACAGCTAATGCGCACAGTCACTCTACAATCCATCCTCCTCCGCGCATGGCAACGTGTCGGCAACGACGCCAGCACCATCGACGCAATCCCATCCGGCGCAAGAACCATGATGACCGCCGCCGCCAACGAACGCATCGCGGACTGCTGGGAGTGGGCCGATTGGCCTGAGCTTATGCGCGTCGAAGAACGCACCGTCGAAGGCGACGAGACCAACGGCTACTTCATCCCTTACGAGCAGGTAGGTCAGCAAGTGATGGGAGAGGTATTTTCCGTCCTGCGTGACAACCCCGCAACCCACGTTGCGCCCCGCGCAATCGGCTACACCCTCCTCGGCGACAATGTGAGGTTCCCGCAAAGCACCGACCTGCCAACCACCGTCTGGGTCAACTACCGCATCCGTCCGACCGAATACAGCGCGAGCAACCTCTCCGCGACAGTGCCCGCCGTCATCGCCAAAGCAGTCGGCTACCTGCTCACCTCGGATCTGCAAACCGAAGACGGACAACTGGACAAAGCCCTCGCCATGGAACAGATGGCCGAGTCCGAGCTGATCTCGCAAAGGGACAAATACTATTTCCAACAGGGCCAACCCTCCACATGGACCGCCCGCGTCAACCAATACTAATCCTATGAACCCTAACGTCAGAACAACGAACAAAGCCAACGGCGTCCGCCTTATCTCCGACACCACGGCCGTCACCGGAACATTCAGCGTTGTCGAAAGCCTCGACGCCGCGACCAAGTTCCACACGCTCGCAGGCAACCAGACCAACGTGGCGAACACGACCAGCGGCAGCGCCTATGCGTTTCCAGTCGGCACCGCCATTGAAGGCAGCTTCACCGAGATCAAACTGCACGCCGGTGCCGTGCTCGCTTACTTGAAGTAACGCATCTGAGGAGCCGCGCGATGAGCTTGCAGTATTTTCATCACAATTTCAGCACGACGGAAAAAGGCGTCATCGGCACGGCCACGTCCATCGGCTCCTCGGCGTTTTCTATGCTGCCGCACTTGGAGGCGACCCTCCGTATAGGCGGACTTATTATAGGAATTTTGGTCGGACTGGCCACGCTCATCAGCGTCCTTCACGACATCAGGAAGAAACAGAAAGAACTAAAGAAATGAGAAACTACAAAACAACACTCCTCGGCATCCTCACAATCATCGCCTCACTCAGCACCGCTGGCCGCGAGTTCCTTGCCAATGGCAGCATCCCCGACCTCGGCCTTATCTCCGCGAGCCTGCTCGCCGGTTGGGGATTGGTAATGGCGAAAGACTACAACGCGAGACTCTGACTCCATGCCCGCCCGCGTCACAAAAGCCATTGCAGTTGCGATCCTCGCCGTGAGCTGGGCTGCTCTTGCGGCTGGGTGCGTAACGGTGGGCTACGACTTCATTAAGCAACAAGCCACCGTCACCTTCGACGCCAAAACAGTGAAGGAGCCGTCCAAGTAACTGCCAACTGACGACTGCCAACTGCCAACTCCTCGCCCATGATCCCCAAAAGCCGACCACAACAAAAGCGCGACGAGACGATGAAGCAGCTCAAGGCTGCCAACGTCAGCGATCCGGTGTGTCTGGTCGGCATTCGTGGCTACTACCGAGACAGCATGGGAGCGGTCGGCAAGAACGACCGAGGCATCTACGACGATGCCCTCATCCTTGTTTCGCCCAATGTCCACGCTGCCTTCAACGCCAACGTCGATCCGGCCCGCAGCGGAAAGAACCCCAAGGTCGGAAAGGGCTACGCATCGCTCAAGTCAGGTGTCTACCGCTACAAGCTGGGCAAGCACGGCATTCGGAGCGGCAACCCCTACAAGGCTCTGGTGCAGGGCGATGCAGTCACCGTCCAGCGTGACGGCGGCAAGGAAGAGACCGGCCACTTCGGCATCAACATCCATCGCGGCGGAATCGCCCGCACGAACAGCGAAGGCTGCCAGACCCTGCCGCCCGCCCAGTGGCCCGCCTTCATCTCCCTCGTCGAGTCCGAGATGAAACGCAACAACGCCAAAACCGTCAGCTACGTCCTGACTAGCCGGAAGGACATTTCGTAAACCTCTCAACCCTCATCCCTCAACTCTCAACTACCCAATGGCCAAAACAATCGGACAATTAACCCAAGCAACCACCCTCGCATTCGGCGACGAGTTCGTCATCGAGCAGAGCGGACTGACCAAGCGCATCGCTGCATCCGTAGTGCGCGGCGGACTGGTCAATGCGGATATTGATGCGGCGGCGGCGATTGCGCTTTCCAAGCTGGCGACCGGAGCACTGCCAACGGCAATCACCGTGTCCACGGCCAACCTTGTCGCGGCCGTAGCCAACGCACTAGTGCCTGTTAGCACGGTGCAGTCATTTGCCAGATCCACGGCCCCGACCGGATGGTTGGCGGCCAACGGCGACACCATCGGCAGCGCAGCGAGCAATGCAACCAACGCTTCGGCTGACTACTCGGCATTATTTACCGTGCTATGGGACAACTGGAGCAACACCGACCTGCCCATTTTAGATAGCGCGGGCGCTGCCTCAACTCGCGGCGCCAATGCGGCGGCTGACTTTGCGGCCAACAAGCGCCTGCCCCTACCCGACCTTCGCGGCATTTTTGTGCGCGGCAGTGGGTCGCAGACGATCAGCGGCACAAGCTATAGCGGGACATTTGCATCGAAGCAGCAAGACGCATTCAAGAGCCATACACATGCGGTTGGCGATACGACTATTACTGGATCGGGAGGAGGAAGCAGCTACCGCGCAAACGAAGGCTCGGCGCAAAACACAACAGCCACCGGCGGCACCGAAACCCGTCCCGCTAACATCGCGCTGCTCTACTGCATCAAATTCTAAATGCCTTTAGAAAGCCCCATCCTCCGCGACGGTGACGCCGGATTCGCAGGCTATGCCTCGCGCATCAATCCGGTGGCATTACCCGCTGGCATGCTCCAGCTCTCGGAGAACATGCGGCTGGATCGTGGCGTGGCGGTGACGCGCAAGGGCGCCAAGCGCATGGCGGATGCTATCAGCGTGGCGTCATCGCCGCTCACGGTGCCCTTTGTGCTGAACCCTGCGCCCAACGCGCCGGTGGTGCAGAGCGTCTATTCTGGCGGCATCTTTGCGGCCAGTGTCTACCGCTCGCCCGATCAGGTGCAGAGCGCGGAGATCGTTGTGCTGGCGGGCGGCGACCGTGCTTACACCATTCTCTTGGACGACAACCAATCCTTCGCCGGTGTCTGGGCGGGCGGCTTTCTGGTCACTGACACCGGAGAGGAGATCGTAGACGAGAACGGCGACACCATCGTCATCAGCGTGCTCCCGCAGGAGCTTGCCTACCCGACTTCACCGGACGAGGTCATCGAGCCGACCGACACCATTTCCATGACGCAGGCCAACGACCGCCTCTACCTCTTCCGCGAAGCCGACGCCTCGCGTCCCGGCTGGGTCATTAAGAACGTGACGACCGGCGGCATCACGGTGGCGTCCACCACGGCGACTGTCAACCTGACCGGCCACGGATTCCCCGCCGGTGCCCGCGTGCGCATCGAGGGGAGCACTGTCGCTGCCTTCGACGGCGTGGAATACGACATCGCCACGGTCTCAACGAACTCTTTCACGATCACCGTGCCGAGCGGCACCGCGACCGACGCCACAACGAGCGGCCGCACCATCCGCCGCGTCAAGGCGCCGCTCTACTGGGACGGCGTCACCACATCGTTTGTCCGCAGCCCCGCAGGCGTGCCGACCGGACTCTCGGCGACCTACAAGACCATGCGATCAACGCCTTGGGGCACCTACATCAACAACCGCCTCGTCCTGCCGGACGGCAAAAACAACGTGCTCATCAGCGATATCTTGGACGCCAACACCTACGATCCTTACTGGCAGTCCTTCCGCGCCGGTGCGGGCAGCAATGACTTCGTTGTCGCGGTCCATCCGTGGGTGGAAAACAGCTTCCTCGTCTTCTGCCGCAAGAGCATCTGGCTCGCGGAGGTCAATCAGTTTGCCAGCGTGGACGGCGCCTCAACGGCCATCGACACGGCGCTATCCAAGCTCACGCTCCTCACCGACGAGGTCGGCTGCGCGGCCCGCCGGTCCATTGCTACGGCGGGGCAGTTTGTCTATTTCCTTAGTGACTCCGGCGTCTACCGCCTCGACAGCAGACTCGATCTCAAGCTGCGCGGCGACACCAAGCCTCTCTCGGACCCCATTGCCAACCAGCTCGACGACCTCAACGCAACACTGCTCAAGAACTCGGTCGGCCTCTGGTATAGCAACCGCTACTATCTGGCGGTCCCGTTGGCCGGTGCCGACAACAACAACGGCGTATTCCTTTACAACGCGCTCAACGACCAGTGGGAAACCCGCGACATCTACGGCTTCGGCGTGGATGACTTCGTAGTGGCAACCCGCGCCAACGAGCGGCGACTGTTCGTCTCCAACAAGGCCGGCCGCCTCATGCTCCTCGACGAGATCGAGGAAGGCGACCAGTCGCCCGACGTGCAGGCCGATGTCATCACGCCGGTCCCCGGCCGCATCGTCACCCGCCGCTATGGCATGGGCAGCGGCATGATCGGTATGACAACGAAACGCTTCGTCCGCTCGCTGGCCGATGTCGTCTTGCCCAACACCGGATCGGTGACGGTCAAAGCCATCACGATCAACCCTGACGCCACCATAACGCTGGTGCCGGGGCAGACCAACACGTCCGGCCTCGCGGAAGACTACACGCTCAAGCAACCGATCCGGCAGAAAGCGCATTATTGCGAACTTGAATTTCTAACCACGGCCAACCGGCCGGAGATCCGCAACGTCTCAATCGAAGCCGCTGGCCCGAGCAATCCGCCGACTGAGACAAGGAACGCAGCATAAAACCAAGGATGAAACTTGAAACTGGAAACCTGAGTAATGCAGCAGCGGTCGCCGCGGCGACCGGAACTATTTCACTCAAGTCTCAAACTCAAACCTCAGCCCTCTCTTAAAACTATGGCAACCGAGCCGAGCGCAGCGAGACAGGCTGAAGCGAAGCGAAGCCAAACCGCAGCCTAACAACAAAGGAAAACAATCATGGCAACAGTTACCGCATCTTACAACTGGGTCAGTGGCGAAACCGTCACCCCCGCGAAACTCAACTCAACCGCCGCGCCGACTGTCGTTGTCGCTGACAACGAAGTCACGACCGCGAAAATTTTGGACGCCACATCGACCACCACCGGCGTGACCAACACCAAACTGCGTCACTCGGCCGCACTTTCGGTCATTGGCCGAAGCGCCGACAGTGCTGGCGCCCCCGCCGACATCGCCGCCGCCAACGACGGAGAAGTGTTTCGCCGCAGCGGGACTGCCGTTGGCTTCGGCACAGTCGCCACAGCGGGCATCGCCAACGCAGCCGTCACACCGGCCAAGCTGTCGCAACCACTCACGCTTGCCACGGCTCAAGCCTCAACTAGCGGCACTAGCATCGACTTCACCGGCATCCCGTCTTGGGTGAAGCGGATTACGGTGATGCTGAATGGGGTTAGCACGAATGGGGCAAACAACTTGCTAGTTCAAATCGGTGACAGTGGCGGAATAGAAAACACTGGCTATGTATCAACGGCGTTTGACAGGTCGGACGAAACGCAAGGAACTGCTGGGTTTATTCTTACAAGTGGAAACGCGGCAGCGATAGCGTCATCTGGACTGTTCATATGCTGCCTTGTTGGCTCAAACACTTGGGTTGGTTCGTCAACTTTGTCTCGCAGCGATGTCGGCGGTTGGGCGGCGGCGGGAACTAAAACTCTTTCCGGCACACTTGATCGCATCACCCTAACCACCGTCAACGGCACCGACACCTTCGACGCCGGTTCGGTCAACATCATGTATGAGGGCTAAGAATGCTGCCATGGCAAAAGGCAAAACACTGGTGGGACGAGCACTCGACGCAAGACTTCTGGGAAGCAGTCGGCGAGCATCTGTCGGCGGGCTATGTCTGGAACAGCCCAAGCTGCTTCATGCTGGCTCGCGCTGCGCGGTGGAATGCGGAGGAGCAAAACTTTGAACTTGGGCCGAGCAACTGCTGGTTCGTCACTTTGGCTGCTGGCGCTGCTGGCACAAGCTGCGTGCGGGAGTGCCTTCGCGTGGCGCCGCATCCGCAGACCTATGTGGCATGGTGCCGCAGGGGCAGCTTTGAGCCGCGAGTCTACGATTGGGAGAAACTAATTAGCAAAACAGGAGGAAAATAATATGGGATCAGGACCAAGCATGCCAGCCGCGCAAGCAGTGCCCGCCGCACCGGCGCCGATTGACTACGATAAAATGGCCGAGGCGTCGATTCGCGTGGCCAAGGCGCAGGTGGCCGCCGAAGAGGAATCAATCAAAAGACTGTATCCCGAATACATTAAGATGCAGTTCGGCACCGCCGACCAGCTCGCCGGTCGTCTCAACAATGAATACCTCCAGCGCACTCGCGGCGTTATCGGTGAGGAGCTGCAAGCGGCGTCCGCGCCTAATGCTATTGAGGCGCAGCTCCAGCGGGATGCGGAGTCTGAACTCGCGCTCGGCCGCTCGCTTTCACCGGAGCAGCAGCGTGAAGCATCGCAGTCTGCCCGCGCAGCCTTTGCGGCTCGCGGGCTTGGCACCTCGATGGGCAGCAGCGCGGCGGAAATCCTTAACCGTGATGCCTATGGCCAGCAGCGTCTGGATGCTCGCCGTGGGTTTGCCGCCAACGTGAACCAGATGGATCTGGCGCGCAGGCAGCGGCGGATTGGTCTGGCCGGTGCTTATACCGAGCTTGATCCGTTCCGGCAGTCGATTGGTCCAGCGTTTGGGCTTGGCGCTTCGACGCTGAGTAATACGACAGGACAGGTTGGCAACATCTTCGCCAACTCGCTGCAGCAATCCGGCAACGTGGCCAGCTTCAACACGAATATGGGCATGAGCTTGAGAAATTCGGCACTCAACAACAACGCCGCCATGCAGGCCGCAGCGATGCAGTCAGGTGCCATGGGGCAGTCGGGCATGATGGGAATGTTTGGTGGGATCGGCGGCGGATTGCTCACCGGCGCCGGGTTGGCACTCTAACATGGACAAACTTGTCGCAGACACTTGCCGCAAAGCGGAACGCTGGCTCAACGAGTTCAGCGCCCCGTGCGTGCTATGGAGCGGCGGCAAGGACAGCAACGCCATGCTGCATATTCTGCTGCACAAGGTCGGCGTGAAGCTGCCATGCGTGCAATACCGCGACCCTTGGTTCCGTGACCGCTATGAACTAGCTGACGCACTGACCCGCGCATGGGATCTCGACGTGCATGATTACCCGCCCAGCCGGGTCGCCCTGACTGACGGGACATCGCCGGACGGCAAGCATCAGATCGACTTCTTAAAGTATCAGCAATGGGGGCAGCAGACGGCGCTCATCATCTCGATAGGCTCGCAGCCCCCGGTCGATGGCAAGCCATGGCGCTGCGGTCTGGACGCCTTGCAGCGTCCCTTGGGCGCCTTTGCTTGGCCTTGGGACGCCTGCTTTCATGGCCAGAAGTCGGCCGATGTTGACCCGATCAAGGGGGTGCTTCCCCTGTCTGTTGACGCTCAACGCATCGCCGACGCACCAACTCAGCTCTACCTCATGCGGGACTGGAGCGATGAGGATGTGTGGCGATACCTAGAGGCAGAGGGCATCCCGAATGATGAGACACGCTACGGCCGGGATGCCACCGGATCTTGGAGCCACCTCGCCGACAAGTCGCGCAACGCCGACTACCCGCATGTCTGCACACGCTGCATCAGTCGCGCCGAGACAAACACGGTCTGGTGCCCCAAGCTGAACGCGCAAGTCAACAACATCTCGGCGCATCTTCCTTACGAGGATCACGCCAACTCAGCGCAGGGCTTTGAGCATCGTTCGCAGGACGTGTCCGGCCGGCCAATAACACGAATCATCGACGGCCGCGTGGCGGCTTAACAACGAGAAGGAGAACAAAACTATGTTTGCATACAGTCCAACAGTCAACGACCGCAGCGGCGAGATCACCGCCGCCGGCCAGATCGCATCAGCCAACACGCAGGCCAATATGTATAACCAGCTTGGCAACAATATCGGTGGGGTTTTGGCTACTATCGGCGGAATCTACGGAGAATCCTCAAAGGAAAACAAAAACCAGAAGCGCACCTTTGAGGGAATGTATAACTTCCTCACCAGCAAGAACATGCTGTCACCGGAGCTTAACGCTACCGTTCAGGACTTTGTTCAGAAAAAGGACTTTGCCTCGGCCAACGCTTACATCGCCCCGTATCTGGCAGAGCTAGACTTTGGCCGCAAGTCGATGCTCGCCGGTCGCAGCGGGTTCTTTGATGGGGCGGGCAACTGGCAGATGGCGATTGTCCCAGAGGCCGTTCAGCCGCGCAACAAATATGGATATCGTGTTGGAGGAAACCAATGAGCGACACAAACAAAAACAATCCATCTCTTCCTGACTTTGATTCGTTTTTTAAGAATCAAGGCAAGCCGATTGGCTATGACCCAACTGACGCAGAAATGGAATTGGCAAGGGCTGTGCTGGTTCCCGTCACCAAGGAGCTTATAATGCGCCAGTTTGCCCCAAAAGAGGGCGCCGAAAAACTTGGGACGCGCACCAACGAAGTGACGCAAGACGTGCTTCGCACCATTGAATACCCAGACGGGACATTCAAGCCCTACGAAGCTCAAATCATTCAAACGACTGGAGGGTTTGAAGAACTGGTTGGGCCGGGAACGACCCGCGCCGTAACAAATAGGGACACGGGGCAGCAGCCCAAGGGCTACGTTGCCAGCGGCAACTTCTACGGGATGGGACAGCCCGTGGTCGGCGGCGACAATAGCGCGGCCCGTGACGCAGCGGCAGCGGCGACGGCATCCCCGACGCCCGCGCCTCAGCCCGTGACATACACTAATGCCGCAGGAAAAGTTTTACGATTCAACAATATCTACGACGTAAGAGCGGCGCTAAAGGCAAACGACATTGACGAACAAGATGCAGTGACGGTTGGAACAAGGTTCCCACTTCCCGGTAGATAATCGTGGCCGTAAAATCAGAACAAAAAGAAGTCCGCTCGTTCCTCGGGATAGCAGATTCCGACGCGGAACGCTATGACCGCGAGCAAAAGCGCATCAAGGCTGAATCCGATGCCGCTCGCTGGACGAGCGAACCGGCGTCGCAGTCGGAGGTGGACATTGCGCCAGAGCAGCCGGAGGAAACAGGGGAGACCCCATTGCCGCCCGTTCAGTCTTCTTCTGTAGACCCGGTTGCCGGAAACGCACCCCCCGATCAGTTGCCAGAGTTCAATGAGGCTACTGATCCAGACGCGGTGCGCGCGTTTCTTGAGGGTAACGACGACCCGCTTGTTGACGAGCAAAGTGTGATACCGCCGCAGCCAACTGACGAGGGGGTGTCGCAGCCACAAGGGTCTGGTGGCGGTGGCGGCGGCCAAAGACAGCAGCCCTTTGCGCCGCAGGAGGCGAGCGTGGCCGCGTTTCTTTTTGCCCCAGAGGAAGGAACGACAGAAGACGGGACGCCGCTGCTCAATGTCGGCACCGGCCAGCAATTCGCAAACGTCTGGACGGCGTGGCGGCGCGGATGGAACGGCGCGGGCATGGCCATGGAGATGGAAGCCGAGCAGCCGGACGCCGAAGCTGTTGTCGAATACCAAAAAGAACTTCAAACGCTGGCCCCCTCGCCCGCTTACTCGATCACGATGGACGATAACCGTCCGGCGATGGAAAGTTGGCAGGCGTTTTCAAGCAACCCGGTCGGTGTAACCGGAGAAATGTTGACCGAGGCCATGGCCGGCTTTACTCGCCAGATGGTCAACAAGGGTCTAGCGCCTATGGCCCTCTGGACTGGCACAGGCGCCTTGGTCGGCGGGCCGAAGGGCGCACTGATTGGTGCTCGCGCCGGATACGCCAATGCGGTCGGGCTTTCTAGCTATTCGCTGGAGATGAGCGGTGGCGTCCTTGACTCATTTCAGCGCGCCGGTATCGACATCAACGACCCGAAGGCGCTGACCGAAGGACTGCAAGATCCCGAGCGGCTGGCCGTGGCCCGTGAGTTTGCGGCCAAGGGTGCAGTTCCAGTGGCGACCTTTGACGTGGTGAGCGCATTAATCGCGGGGAAACTGCTCGGACGAACGGGAGCCAAGGCGGTCAATCGTCTTGCGGCTGGCGCCATCGAGACGGCAGTGCAGTCTTTTATGGGCGGCGCGGGAGAATCATCCAAACAGATCGCCCAAGATGGCAAGATCACCAGTTGGCGCAGTGTCGCCGCCGAGTCGGGAGCCGAGCTTGCCACGGGCTATGTTGACATTGCGGTCGGTAAGGCGCTTGAGCAGCAGCAGGTTGGTCTAAATATCGGTAGCACCACGGCCCTCCCGCAAGGCGAGCTTCGCGCTGGCGACATCAACGTGGAGCTTGGCGGCCAAACAATTTCTATTCCCGCACGACCGATGGGGCGCACACCGAACATGGCTCGGGCCACGCAGCAAAACATTGCCGCCAATGCCGCCGCTGGCGGACCCGCCCCCGCGACGGCGGTGCCGCAACCGGCGCCAGCAGCGCAGCCCGCACCGCAGCCCCAAGGACAGTCGGCCCCCCTGCCCCCAGCGAACGCACCTGCCACGACCAACCCCGAGCAGCGCCCTCGCCAATTTGAGGAGAAGGCGCAAGAGCTTCCCAACGTCCCGCAGCAAACTCAAAGCCTGCTTGGCAGCGTCTACAACGTGCAGCGATTTAAGGATGCTGCAACGGCAGCCAAGGCATGGATCAATGACTATGGACTAGATGCCGCCCGCACGCTCATGGCCGAGATCGGCATGACCGATGATCGCCGCGCCATGACTCCGGTGGAAATCGCCATTGCCGTCGAGTTGGCCGGCCGCCTCGGCGGCATGCAGGATTACCAAGGGCAAGCCAGCGTGCTCCGCGTGGTCAGCCGCAAGGGGCAAACCATGGGCGCGGCCATTGCTCACTTAAAGATTATCAAGAACATGACTCCGGAGGGCATTGTCATGTATGCTAACCGCCTCATTGATGACTACATCAACACCCTGCCGGCCGAGCGCCAGCAGTCATTGCGCGAGGCGCAGTCCGTTGTCGATCAGATCGCGCAGACAGCCGCCCAAGCCAAGGTGCAGATCGCCAATGCGGTCTTGAAGCAGGGGCAGTTCAGCGGCGAGCGCATCGGCCTACGCATCAGCCGGCGTGTCGGCTCAACACAAGCAGCCGAACCTGTGCTCATGGCCATCCGCGATGTGCTGACCGGCCCCAGCGTCAAGCAGGCATCGACTCCGCAGGTTGCCAAGATCCTGCAAGAAGCCGGGATGTCCAAGGGGGAAGCGCAGTCCGTGGCTTCGGCCATCACCAACCAGTTTTACAAGTCCCTCGATGATGTCCGCCGCCAACTGATCGCCCCGCGCAAGCCAAAGACGGGCGAGGCGCTGAAGGCTATGGGGCAACTAGAGAAGGATCTAGCAGAAGGCAACCTGACTGACTCGCAATACATCTCCCGCGTGTCGGCGGTCTTCGGCGTGCCGGCCGTGACGCCGGAGCTGGCCGTCGAGCTGCAAGACTACCGCCGCCAGATTGACGCGGCCACGGACCCTGACGTGCAAATGGTTCTTTCAACGCAGATGTATGAGCGCGCCATGTCAGTGGTGCCGCAGGATATCTTGGCGCAGCTTCGGGCGGTTGCCTACCTGTCCATGCTATTCGCTCCAAAGACTTGGATTCGCAACATCGGCGGCAACATTGTTCAGTGGACGGCCAATGTCGGGCGGGACTTTGTCATTGCCTACGCTTTGGACCCTGCCGTGATGGGGGTGCAGCGTGTCTTCGGCAAGGACGCCAAACGCACCCGCGTCGGAATGCAGTGGGGTCCGCGCTTCAAGGGGCTGCTTGCCCCGGCAGAAGACTTCTTGAAGGGCATGAAGTGGGCGGCCAAGCAGAATGAGGCCAAGTCTCCCGAAGAACGCAAGAACACCTTCATGGCCGGACTCAGCTATGTCCGCGCCATGTCTAAGCTGTCCACGCAGAATAAGTGGGAGCTGAACGATGTGAAGGACGTGAACCGCCGCATGTTCAGTGGTCGCTCTATGCAAATGCTGGAGAGCACGCTGTCCGTGGCCCTTGGTTCCGCCGACCGCGCTTTCTTCATGTCGCAATACAACACAACGCTGGCTCAGATGAAGGCGGCGGCGATCAAGAACAGCGAGTGGACTGGCCAATACACACCGGAGATGGTCGAGGAAGCGCAGGCGGAGGCGATGTATGCCATCTACCAGAATCAAAACTGGACAAGCCAATTTATTGGCGACGGGCGGCGGTGGCTCAACCGCAACAAGGAGTTTGGCCTTGGCACGGCTATCGTGCCGTTCGCGCAAGTTCCCGGCGCTATCGTGCAGCGTGGGTTTGTTGATTGGTCGCCGCTAGGATTCGTGCAAGCCGCTTACCGTGGCATGAAAGGAATCTTGTATGCCAACGGCATGGCGCAGACCGGCAAGTTTGACCAAGCCGCATTCAACAAGGAATTTTCCCAAGCCCTGATCGGAACGGGCGTTTGGACAACGGGCTATTACCTTTACAAGTTGGGCATCATTACGGCCAGCCGCGAGGAGGATGAGCGTCTAGAGGCTATGCGCAAGGCGTCGGGAAGTGGCGCATACCAAGTCAACCTAACGCAAATGCGCCGCCGCCTAACCACCGGAGACTGGTTAAACCCTTATCCGGCAGAAGATGGCGACTTGCTCATGGACTACAACTGGATTCAGCCGATCTCGATTGTGGCCGCCGCTGGCGCCGAGTATGCCAAGCAAGAATCGGCGGCAGAGCGGTCCTACATGAAAGAAGGCGGCGCCAAGGAGAGGGCCGGATGGCTCGCCATCAGCATGCTGGCTGGCGCCAAGTCGCTTGCCGAAGAGCCGCTATTACAGGGGTTTCAGTCTTTTTCCCGCGAATACACCTATTCGGGCGACCCGTTGTCGGCCGCCTACGACACCGTGCTTGGCATGCCGTCTATGTTTGTCCCGCAGCTCGTTCGCCAAGCGCAACAGATGCAGGACAACACGCTGCGCGAAAGCCGCAACGTCACTGGCCCCAAGGTAACGGCCGACATGAAACAGATGTTCATGAACATCGGCGCGCAGTTGCCGTGGGTGTCTAAGAAGTTTCCTCCGCGCTACGACCTTATGGGCGAGGCGGTGCAGCGGTATTCCTACGACAGCAATTCGTTCTTCAACGTCTTCCTCAATCCCGCCCGCTTCAAACGCTACAAGGCCGACCCCGCTTTCCAAGAGATGGAGCGAATCATGGCCAACACGGGCGAGACTTCCATGATGCCCCGCGAATTGCGCGGCAATAAAGCCATCATCAACGGGCAGTCCGTCGAGTTGGACAATAACCAAGTCGCCGCTTACCGCTACTATCAGGGCAACATGACCATGGGCATCTACTACCGCCTTATCGCCTCGCCCGAATACGCGAAGCTGCCCGACCAAGAGAAGGTGGATTTGTTTGTGAAGGCCGGCAAGGATGTCGGCGCCGCCGTGAAGGCCGGACTCTTCGGCCACAGCGTGCAGAATTTGAGCCGCGACCAGAGGGATCTTTACCTCCAGTTCATCAACGGCATCGGCAAACAACCGCCTCCCGGCATGCAGATGCAGTCGTTCCTCCCCGAGACCGTCCCCGCGCCACAAAATTAGGGCCGCCCCGGTTTCCCAGAGCGGCCCAGCCCCGCACACGCGGGACTCGTCCTAGTGGTTAGGAGACACACTTTGGACAAAGTCAGTAGCCATAGTAGCCGTATGCCGGCGGACTGTAAACAGGCGCGCCAATCGGTGCGCGACTGCCGATGGTGGAGATCACCGTTGTGCCACCAACTTGGCTTGCCGTGGTGATCGGTGGTGATCCCGGCCCCGTCACGATGACCGGGGCTGGCGCCTGCTGTTGAACGGGCGCAGGAGCATCTTGAAACACGACAGTCGATGGGGCGCCCCCCATCATGTCGGTCCCCGGTTGGAACACTGGCTTGAACGGTTTCTTGTATTTCTCAAGGTTGCGGGCGAGGACCGTCTCGTAGGCAGTGTTGTCCGTTTCGCAGCCCGTGGCGGCCATCACCATGGCGGCAGCGAGTGTTAGGGTTAGCCGTTTCATATTGTTGGTTCTTCTTGGAATGCCGGCGGCATGACCACGGCGCGTTGCCATGTCGCATACCAGCGGCTTGTTGTGGTCGGGGTGCTGTGACCGAGAAGGTGTTGCACTTGGCTGATCTGGCCGGTGGCCTCCAGCCAATCGGACCCTGCTTGCTTGCGTAATTCGTAGGCGGCCCCCTTGCGGTCGGGGATCAGGGTGCGAAGCCAGAGGTTGAACACGCGC